CTTGGAAACGAAATCACTGGTATTTCTGAAGCGATGATGGGATCAACGCCGAAGTCTGGTACAGCGTGGCGACAAACTGAAGCGATTCTTTCTGAATCACATGACTTATTTGAACTAATGACTGAAAACAAAGGTCTTCATATTGAAGAGATGATGCGAAAGTTTGTGCTTCCACACATTAAAAAGGACTTGGGGAATCGTGATGAGATTATCGGCATTCTTGAAGATCACGACATCAAACAGATTGATGGGAAGTTGATCAAGGTTCAGACTGAAAAGAAAGTCAAACGAGAAATCATTGATTCATTGAAGCAAGGTGAACTTCCGGTTCAAATGGATGTCGAAGCAACACGAGAAGGTGTTGAATCAGAACTTGCCGAAATGGGTAACACTCGATCATTTGTTCCTTCCGAGATTGAAAGTCTTGAATGGGATAAATATTTCGAAGGTATGGTTTGGGAAACTGAAGTTGATGTGACAGGTGAATCAACAGCGACACAATCAAATATGACCACATTAACAACTGTTCTTCAAACCATTGCAACGAATCCGGCTGTTCTAGCTGATCCGAATGCAAAGATGTTGTTCAATAAAATTCTAAGTATGACAGGCGCGGTGTCACCAATAGAAATAGCGGAAGCACCAAAAGCACCGACAGCACCACCGGCTGAAGCAATTCCGGCTGATGCTCTAGGGGCAATTAATCAATAAACGTATATAAAAAATATGGCGACAAAACCACAACCCGCACCAAAAGGAAAGATGCGATACGAGAATAATGAACTAGGGATAATCAAAAGCACCTTTTCTGAAAACCCCGCTATCCTTCTTGCTTTGCGAAAAGTATTCTTTCAAGCTGAACTTTCAAAAGCTGATCTTGAAATACTGAAGCCGATAAAATCAAACAAAGCGGTTCAAGAACTAATTCGGAAAACATATCTTCCTGAAGTGGAACTTGATTCTCCTATCGGTCAGGTGATTGACCTTTGGCTAACTGTGGATAGTAAAGATAAGACTCCAATGGAATCAGCTCTTGCATTGAAAGTTCGGTCACGATTGATGGAACTCATTGAAGCGGGATTGATTCGATTAGAAAGTGACAAGACTGATGCAACTGAAATTGTCATTGATTGGAAGCCTGATTACTCACTTGAAGATGAAGAACTTTATGTGAACTGGACAGCTAGAAATGCAATCATTACTCATTCTGAATTCCAGTTATCACAATTGATGGTACTTGCACAAAAGAAGGATGAAACGCCGGAAGAGACAAAGAAGCGCATCGCAATGAATAGCACCCGCTAAACATTGTGGTACAATATATTAACAATACGACACTAAAGTCTCTAAAATGACTAACATGACTAAACATGGCTGATACACCAGTAAAAGAAACACCAGTAGCAACACCGATAGAAGATGGAACTGAAGTTGATCTTGATTTCAAGATAGAAGATTTGCCTGATGATGCTTCTCCCGAAGATACTCAAAAAGCAATCGCAACCTTAACCGCACAAAAGGCTCATTGGCGAGGTAAACACGATGCACTCGTGGAAGCCGGATCAAAACCTGTAGAAAAGCCGGAAGAAAAGAAGACAGAAGCGAAAGCTGAAACGACTGAACTTTCACAAGCTGATCTAATTACACTGACAAGAAGCGACATAGCTGAAGAAGACATTCCTGAAGTTTTGGAATTTGCCAAACTAAAAGGGGTTTCAGTAAAAGAAGCTTTGGAATCAACTGTTGTGCAATCCATTCTCTCAACCAACAAAGAAGCTCGAACGGTTGCTGATGCAACCAACGTGAACAAGACAGCAAAGACAACAGCCGGAACAACTGATGATGAACTTATGGCAAACGCTAGTAAGGGAATCATGCCTGATTCGGATGAAGAAATGTCTCGTCTTGCAAGGCTTCGGTTAGGACTTTAATTTTGAAAAAAATGGTGAATTGATTCCTTAATTTTAATTCACATGGCTAATACAATAAGTTCACGAACATATCGTGATAAGTACCGAATGGCGACAATCGCAGAACAACTTCGAAACCGTTTGGTTGCTGAAGCAATCTGTATGGTTGACCGGACTGACAACAAGCGGATTCAGTCACCGTATGGTTCACAACCTACCGCTGTAGTTCAAGCAATTGCTGGAACATATACACCGGCTGACTTTACAACTACTGACGACACATTGACTGTAACTGATGAAGTGATCGTTTCAGAACACATCCACGATTTCGAAGATGTACTGACAAACTTTGACATGTTCGCAAGCCGAACTGACGAAATGGTGTACGCTGTAGCAAACAAGATTGACCGATTCGTAATCAACAACCTAACTGAAGATGCAACAGGTGCATATACAACAGCTTCAGGTGGATTCGTAACAGCGACAAACATCAACAAGATCATGGGTGATCTTCTTGGACTCGTTGCCGGATATGCTGATGTTTACAAAGGACTTTTCCTTGTAATCGAAAACACTGATGTAACTGGTTTCATGCAAGCCCAATCAACAAATGGTTTCAGTTTCGCTGATTCTGCTTTGAAGAACGGATTCATGGATTCATACAATGGTGTAGACATCCACGTTGTACGAACAGGAACTTTCGCAAGTGAGACTCTTGGAACAACTACTTACACAAACGCGGGACACAGGGTCTTCGGTGTAAAGAATGTTGCAACATACGCATCACCACGAAGCATCCGATTTGAAGAGAAGATGGTGTCAGGAAAGACAGGTATGGAAGTTGTAACATTCGGTTACATCGGATTCAAACTGTGGACACCAAAGGTGGCACTCGTAGTCGATATTACGCTAGCGTAATCTTAATCACTCCCTTAATCGGGAGTGTTTGGGTTGTGAAATAAGTTTTGTTCACCTATTTCTTAAATCATGACCTGAACACTCCCGATTAAGGACAACTTAAATAAAAAATATGGCACAAGAAACAATAAAAGACGACTCAGTTGAAGAAGTAGAAATACAAGAAAATCCTGATGGATCACTTGTTTACACAAAAGCACAATTCAAAGAATTGATTGAAGCGTACAAGGTGCAAAACCCTAAAAAGTACGCAATGAAGAAAGATGCACTCGAAGCACAACTTAAGGCATTGAAATAATTTCACTTCAGCTTAATTGCTGAAGACAGATTATGATCTGTCACAATTTGTCTTCATAAATTAATTTAAAATATGAGTATACAATTTTCAGATACAACAAATAAGAATGGAATCATTCAATCAATCGAAGATGAATGCGGATTCAATGATGGTGACATCAGTGGTGATTCAGTTTTGTTAGCAAAGTTCACAGGTGATGTGAATCACGCGATGGATGAAATTTTTGCTCTTATTTTTAAATCAGGCGGTGTTTGGCAATTCGATGATATTAACCATGTCACATATCCATTCATTGAAACTAACTTGAATTCAGGCGTAAGAGATTACGCTTTTACTGATGATGAACAAGGCAACATAATTTTGGACATTTACAAAGTAATGGTCAAAGACAAAGAAGGTGTCTATCAGGAAATGAATCAAGTAGATCAGCAAGCGAAAAATAACAATCGGGTGAATGTTGATTCATTCTCAGATGGTCAAAATACGGCGGGGACTCCCAATCGTTATGACATGACTGGAAACGGAATCTTCCTTGATCCAATCCCTGATTACAATTGGCGATTAGCCAATGAAGGTGAACGAGGTTTGAAGGTCTTCATCAATCGAGAAGGTTCATACTTTGCAACAACTGACACTGTAAAGAAGGCTGGCTTCAGTGGTTTATTCCATTATCTTCTTGCCTTGATGCCGGCGTATAAGTACGCGCGGATTCATTCACTTCCACAAGTGACAAGAATCGAAGGTGATATAATGAAGATGAAAGGTGAACTAATAGACTCTTATGGCAACCGGTCACGAGACATTACAAGACGACTAATTCCCAATAGGGAAAATAACAAATAATTAACATGGCTTCATTCACAAAAGTAAATGACTTCGTTGAAGCGGTAGCTGAAAAGTTACTTAATCTTGGAACAGATACGTTGACAATCGCGCTTTCTAACACAGCACCGGCTTCAGAAAGTTCTGATCCAACGGCTGATGGAAACGGTGTTCTTGCAAATGTAACTCAGGTTGCATACACGAACCTTTCGTCACGAGTACTGACAATTTCTTCTTCAGCACAAACATCAGGTACATACAAACTAGTTTTGGCTGATCTTGTTTTAACGGCTTCAGGTGGGGCGGTTGCGGGATTCCGATACCTTTATATTTATGACGACACAGCAACCGCTGATGATCTGATTGGAATGTACGATTACGGATCAACTCTAACTCTTCAAGATGGTGACACATTCACAATCGACTTCAGCGCATCGAACGGTGTTCTAACAATCGCTTAATATGGCAAAGAAAGAGTTACTCTTAAAAAGAACCTACAAAGCAAAACACTTTGACAACGGTGATGGCTCTTTCACTATGCGCGGATTTGGTGGTCATATCCACTATAAAAAAGAAGGTGTAATGACTGATGTTGATTTCAACAACATCGAAGACATGGGTACTTACTGGAAAATGACTAAAGCTAGTTATAACCTTTACGTAAATAAAGACTTCTCAGCTAATCAGCTCATTCGTTTTGACAACAAATATGAAGGGGCTAATCATAAAATTTACTACGAACCAAAGAAGTTGGTATGGATGGCTTCGACAGACTTGTCTGATATGGTTACATTCCGTAATCAACAGGCGGTGACTGGCGTACTTACTAGGAATGTAATCAGATACACCGATGCTTTCGGGGATGGTATTCATTTCGAAATAACCTTCAAGCGTAGTGGTTTTACTAAAGAAATCGTAATCGACGCTAAGAATAAACTAGAGTTACCACCTACAGCACAACACAAATTGGTGGCACTCTTCCGGTATCAAGGCGATGGTTTGAAGATTCTAAAGAGGGATAGAAGTTCTTGGAATAAAGATTCTTACTTTGAAAGTGAAGATGGTTTCGCGTTTGAAGAAGAAGCAAAAGCTACAGCAAAATCATTTATAAGACCTGCTTATATTTTTGACGCGGGTGATGGTGTTGTGATAAATAAACAAAAAATAAAAGTCTTTTGGAAACAAAGGAATGGTTCATTGTGGCAAGCGAAAGTTCTTCCCACTAGGTTCTTAAAGAATGCTGTTTATCCTGTTCGTGCTGATACAACGACTGACTTTGATGCAACCACAGCAGATGGTTACTTCAACATGACTAATGGTAATTGGAATACTATTTACTCAGCAACAACAGCAGGGGGATGGTCGGACATCGCCACCAACAGTTATGGTTTGATTTTTGATACTATTTCTAGTAATCGTGTCTATCAAACCATGCACCCTTGTGACACATCTAGTTTAGGCGCGGGTGCGGTTATCACAGCTTCATCTTTTTTCATTTATCCAACAGCGGTCTTGAAGGCTTCAACTCATTATTGGGATGTTTGTGATGCAAACCCTACAGACCCGACAGCTATTGTTGCGGGAGACTTCAATAACTGGACAAGAACAGCTATCGGTGGAAATATCACAAACGATGTCACAACAGGTGCATATCATGAAATGGTTTACACTTCATATACTCATATAAACAAAACAGGAACAACAACTGTTGCTTTGTCTGGTAGAGGTATGATTTCTAATACATCACCTAGCAACAGCCAAAATGCTATTCAGATTGATTATGCTGATGGAACGAATAGCCCTTACATAGAGATCACTTATACTTCGGGGACACATACCACAATTACCGCTGTTGTTGGTGCATTCATTCTGACAGGGATCGCTAATACTTTAACGCGAACAATTGGAATGGTTGCTTCAGCCGGTTCATTTGTACTAACAGGAATCGCGGTTATCTTTGCAACAGGAAAAGGAATGGTTGCTGATGCCGGATCATTTGTTCTCACAGGAATAAATGCTTCATTCTCATTAGCGGTATCAATGATAGCTTCAGTTGGAACTTTCACCTTGACTGGTATCGCTGTAGCGTTTGTTTACTTCAGGGGAATCGTAGCT